GCCTCCTTGTCCTGCTTAGGAAATCGTTGCGAGGTTGTTCTTTACCACGATGGAGAAGTCCGTTGCAGCGGACGAGTCCACGATGCCACGATAGGTGATGTTCGCCACGATGACGCCATCAACTTCCGCGATCTCGTGAGTGTCTGCCACACCATAGAAGTCCAACTGGAACTCATAGGTGCCCGCGCCGAGCGTTGGCCCTGTGGACAAGATGCGAATCTTTCGCTCGCTCTTGAGCAGGAACTGATCAAGTTCGTTGCGGTTCGTGAAGTATCGGACGATCTCAAGTCGCGCCTGTCGCGCAACAGGAGCCACCGTATCCACGGCTGCCGAGGTTCCGTCAAGCACTTCGCGTCGGACGAGTCCGCGCGTGAGCGTGAAGGTTGCCTCTTGCACCGAGGTGTCGGCGGTTGAGCCGATCGTCGTCGCGTCAATGAACACGGCTGCGTCTACGCCGAGCACGCTGACCTGTGTGGTATCGCTTGGTGAGGCGCTGTATGCAGTTCCGAGCGCGACCGTGCCTGCGGCGATGGTTGTCGCCGTGAAGGTGACCGCCTCGTCCTTGACATAGGAGATGCTCAGTTCGTCCGTGGCGCAGCCAGCGAGACGGTAGGTTGGCACAACCGTGCCGCCGTCTGCCCAGCCCCACTCAGCCGTGAAGGTCTTCGGCGCGTTCGCCGTGCCGCTGTTCGGGCTGTAAGTCCAGGTGTATGGCGCGACGGTGCCGGAAGGCGTGACGCCGCCCTTGACGCTGCTCTCAAGCCAGAACGGAATCTGGCTGTAGAGGACAGGCCCTGCGATGTTCAAGCCGTTGCGCTCAACGCCAGGGTTGATCTCATACGCCTCAAAGTAGGTGCCGCGAAGCGTCGTGTTAGCGATGCTCGTGACTTCCTGTGAAGGAGTTGCCTCATTCGCGTAGAGGACGCGAGTTGCGGTGGCAGCGGAACCAGCCGTTGATTCAAGCGCTCCCACGAGTTTCAATAACTGGTTGACTGCCATTGTGTTCTCCTTATGCTGCTTCTACTGAGGACAGGGCGTTTGCCCGCTCAATGTATTTTCCTAGAACTGCGTCAGCCGCCTGCTGACCTGCTTCCTGTGCCGTGCCCGTGGACGGCGTGACGAACGGCTTGGCCTGCGCGCCAGCGTGCTCAACCAGTTGGGCATAGCCCAGACCGATCTTCAGGAGGTTCTGCCCGCGCGGTCTGATCAGGTGGCCCTTTGTGCCGTACTCAATCAGGTGGCGGTGATTGCTGCCTTTGCCCATTGCCGCCGCGATGACGCCGATGGTGCCAGGCTGCCTGCGAATCTTCTTCGCGTTGATGGACTTGTAGAGGTTGCCGGTCTTTCGTCCGACGCCCTGCGTGATGTAGAACTGTTGAATAACGCCGCGCATCGCCTTACCAGCGGCATCGCGCATCTCCTCAAGCAGACTGTTCACAGGCCCTTCGTAGAACTGCGAGGCGTAGCGTTCAGTGAACTCGGTCTCGTACTTGAGGCTAAAGGATGTCTGTGCCATTACGGGGCGATGCTCGCCAAGACTTCTCGGGTTGTCACTTCCACCTGCATTTCAATCACGGCGAACATCTCGCCGCCGTACTCGGATTCTCCCATACGGATGTCAGGCACGAGTGCCTTCACCACGACATTTGGCAAACCGAGTTGCATATCGCTGACGACGCCTTCCACGAGCACATCCCGCCACGCGTAGAGCGCCTTGACTGCGCGATCCGTGCCCATCCCCTTTGCCACATAGAAGCGCACGGGGAAGCGGTGAATCTGTCGCACGAGGCGATTGGGGCCGTATTCCGCCGTGGTGGAAGGGGGAAAGACCACCACGGACGGAAACACGGAGATCATATCAGGCGGGTTGGCGGTCGCCAAGCGCACCTCGTCGTAGCCCGCTGGAGGCGTTGTATTGGCGGCAGAGAACCGCGCAGCGAGCGCGGTGCCGATGGCGTAGGTGTCCAGCGCCATTTAGACCGCCTGGGCTGCGACGCGGTAGGCGCGCAGCATCTGCTCCACATCAGGGTCAAGCCGTGCAAGCAGGCGCATCTGACCCACTTCCGGCGATCCTGCGATTCCGAATGGCGTGTTGCGGCGGTTGAAGATACGCCCGCTCTGAATGATGCAACTCATCTCAACGGGTCGCGGCACGGAAGGCCAGCCGCGTGTGCCGACGATCTTGACCGCCTTCACTATCTCCACAGGGAAGGTGTTCGCGCCTTCGGTGAGTGCGATGACTTCGGTGAACGGTCGTCCAGTGGCGGGTGCGTTGAATGGCGCGAGCGCGCAGTCCGTGTTGATGACCCACGAGGTGCTGTAGGTGCCGTTAGCATCGCCATCGGTCGTAATCGCCGAGACGGAGGCGAAGTCGTCAATCGGCTGCACGAGGTAGTCCTGCGCCGTATAGAAGGCGGTGGACGCGGCGGACTGATAGAAGAAGCGTCCGCAGTAATCGTCAATCAGGCGGCTGACGGACTCAATGACGAGTTCCAACTCGCCGTCGGAGGTTGCGTCAATGATGCCGAGGGCCTGCTTGACTGCGCTCCCTGTCGTGTAGCCGTTCGTGATTGCCATCAGGTCTCCTTGATTGGTTGGACGCGCTTGAGCGCGTCAGGGTCGCCAGCATCCTGCCAGCCGGTCACGATGAGTTCAGTGAGCGGCTGATGAGGTGCGTACGACCTCAGAACATCAGCCATATGCACTTCATTGGTTGAGCCGAGTTTGAGGTCATAGCAGATATCGTTGAGCAGTTCGCGATTGGTGAATCGGTAGACGCCGCAGCATACTAGAACCTGCGGCACGCCGCGCGTCCATCCACCCTCTGCGTGTTCGTAGTAATCCCAGATTCGCCACGGCGCTGTTGCCACGCCAACCCAGTCGCCCTCCTGCGTCGGCACCTGCGGGAGCAGGGTGTCGGCGAAGAGCACGGTGAGCGCGCCCTCTGGGAGCGCTGTAGAGGCACTCAGGAGCGCCCCAGACGGGCCGTCTGCCTCATCGTGGGCAATCACCCCAGCCAGCCACGGAGCGGCGCGTAGAACCGCCTTCTCATCCTCTGGCCTCACGACCGCGTAGGTCGGCTGTTTGCCAGCCGCGCGCCGGTGCCACTCGTGCACGGGCAGCCCCGCCGCCTCTACGAGCAGTTTATTCGTGCCGCCTAGTCGGGTCGCCCTGCCAGCGGCAAGGATGACGATCACGGTCGGCTCTCGTGAGGATGTGTCTCTGAAAGGTCGTAGTGCCAGGTCGGGCGCTCCACGCAGGTAAACTTTGCGCCAGTTTGCAGCGCCGCCACCCAGAGCAACCAGTCGTAGCCCTTCACCGGCTTGAAGCCGCCGAGTTCTACAAACAGGTCAGTGCGGATCAGCGCATTGTGGCTGACCACCGAAGTCTGGCGCAGCGCGTCTGCGCTGAACGGCTGGTTGTAGCCAAGCCACGGGTTAGCGCCGCTGACATCGCACCACGAGTACGCGACATCCGCTCCGTTCGTCTCTGCCGCCTCTACGAGCGAGGCGAGGTGATCAGGATAGAAGTAGTCGTCGTCATCAAGCAGCGCGATCCACTTGCTCTCTGCCGCAAAGCAGAGGTCATTCTTCATCGCGGCTCCACCACGCCTCGCGTAGTCGTAGCCGATAAGATGCGCCTGCGGGCGTAGTGTCTGCCGCCGCACCGAGGTCACCGCACGAAGCAGAAAATCCTCCCGCTCTGGCAGCGTCGCCGTGACGACCGTGACGCTCATTTGCGCTTGGCGGCTCGTCGCTGTTCGCGATTCAAGCCACCCGCCTGTGGGATCTCTGACTCAATCTGCTTGAGGATCGGTCGCCAGTGTTCGGCGTAGACCTTTTCGGTGCTGTAGTTAGATGCGAAGGAGACCGCCGCCTCTGACGCTGCCTTCGCCTTCTCTGTGTCTCCCTTGAGCGCGTAGGACTGCTCCAGCGCGTCTTCAATCTCGTCCACATTCGGGGTCATCCACCAGCCGGTCTGCAACTCATCCCACTCAGGCTGACCGCCGACCTTCCAGCCAGCGCCCACGAGTTCAGGCATTGCCGTCCAGTTCGTGACGATGACGGGCGTGCCGCACGCCTGCGCCTCAATGGTCGGGATGCCGAAGCCCTCGCCCTTGCTGGGCTGGAGGAGCACATCAGCTGCGGTGTAGCACTTGGCGAGTACGCCCTGATCCAGCCCCTGCCGGTAGGCGAACTGCGGCACGGCTCGCACCCGATCCATCGGGGCGTTGACCGCCTTGAGCAGCCGCTCCAACTTCGTGCCGTTGGCGAGACCGAACATCTCGGTGTGGAGGTAGAGGTAGGCATCTGTGTGTTTCTGCGCGAAGCGACTCCACGCGAGGAGAAGTTCAGGCCACGCCTTTCGGATTGGGGTGACGCCCTTGTTCGCCTGTGGGCAAATCGTGAGGTGCGCGTCGGCTGGAATATTCAGGTCAGCGCGGATGTTAGATGGTGTTGGCTTGAAGATGTCAAGCGGAATGCTGTGCGGCGCGTAGAAGAGTCGGTCGCGCTCCAGTCCAGCATCAAGCAGTTCGCGCTCGCCGAAGCGACTCATCGCGATGGCCCACTTGCCTGCGCCCTTACGGTTGAACCACGCCTTGACCTCTTCAGGTACGACGCTGTGGTCAACCGGCGTCCACGATGCCATCGGGATCTCGTCCCACTGTGGAGATTTGTATACCCAGACATCGTAGAGAGAGATTCCCAGCCCTGCGCCATCCTCGGTCGTCTGGTTGATCCAGTTGCCGATCTGGGCGGGCGTGAGGTCATTGCTGTAGGCGTCAAGGCCCTGCCCCATCACGGGGATGCTAGGTCGCCACTCCATCGTGGAGCCAGCAAAGCCGTAGTTCGCCATAATCGCGACCTTGTGCCCATCGGCTGCAAGGCGCGGCACGATCTCATTCGTCTGTGTTCCGTATCCCGTGGGTGCCCACGGCGCGTTAGATGTCCAACCGATTCTCACGGTGCTGCCTCCTCCTGCTGTTTGTCCCTCCCGCCGAGCCGAAGCCCGACGGGAGGGTTGAGCCTAGATCGCTAGGATCAGGTGTTCGCCGAGACGAGCACCTTGACCGCGTTCAGGTCAGGGATGTTTCCGTCAACACCGTACAGAGTGCGTAGCGCAATCTGGTTTGTGTTGAAGAGGTAGTCGCTTGACGACGCAACCTCAATCGGGAGTTCTCGTACATAGTACGAAGGCTCGTGGATGATGGCCACTGACTTGGAGGCCGAAGCCACCGCTGCCATATGGACATTCTCCTTGAGTCGGTATCCCATCAGGGTGTCAGGCTGACCAGCCGCCATTGAAGGCTGGAAGACGAACTGCCCGTTGAGATCCTGCAACTTGCGGAGTTTGCTCACTGCCGTCGTAGCCGCGTGCCAAACAGTGTTGGTGTTGCGGTACGAAGGATTGAGCGCGTAAAGAACGGTCGCGAGGTCAAGCGCATCAAAGAAGGTCGCCGAGACGGTGCCTCCCTTTACTGCGGTGCTCAAGCCCGTTGCCGCAGAGACGAAGCCCTGTGGCTGAACCGTGCCGGTGCCGATTGCCATCGCTGAACCAGCGACAAAGGCGATCTGCGCGCCAGCCTGTCGGCCAACCGTGCCGAGGATGTCAAAGCCCGCGTCGCGGACAAGTTCAGCCGACAAAAGTGTCAGGCTGGCGATCTTGTTCGCATAGAGGGTGATTGACGAGATCGTCGGATCGGCTGGGGTGATCGTTGAACCTTCGGTCACGAAAGCGGCTGACTGGTTCGCCGTCACGCGTGGCAGAGTGATCTGCTCGCCCGTGGTCGTGCGAAGCTTCGTTGCGCCTTCGTAGATCGGGTTGCCCTCAGTCAACGCGACGACAACGAAGTCGGCGAAGGTGACTGGGACGGTTGCGGCTGCGGATGCAAGAGCGCGGATCTCAAACTGAGCGCGTCGCTTCTCGCCGGTTGCGATTGCCCGAAGGACATCGCTATCGTTGTCAGCCTTGACTGCATTCTCAACCTTGAGTGCGCGCTCTGCGAGTGCGCCGATCTTCTCACTGCGCTCTTCAGCGGCAGCAACCTGATCCATCTTGGCCTTGCGTGCAGACATTGAATCGTTCAGGCTCGTCCAACGAGCCTCTTCCTCTGCGGAAAGTTCGCGCTTCTCGTCAGCCGCACGATTGAGGAGGGACTTAGCCTCTTCCCAGTCGTTTCGGTACTGCTCGTGAAGCGTCTTGGTGATGTCAGACATTGGTCTAACTCCTTACGCTATCTGGTTTGGGGTTGATTGCGTCATCGGTGGTGCGTCCAGCGGTGGTGCCGTGAGGCCCTCGCGCTGCGCCCTAGCGAATCTGCTGTTCCAGTTTGGCAAGTGCCAACTGGCGCTCACGAACAGAGAGAGGTACGAGCCGCTCATCGGCTTCCTCTGGCTCCGTTGTAGTCTCAGGTTCAGGCCGAAGATCAGGACTGATCTTGCGGATTGCGAGGTCAAGCGTTGCGGCTGAATCCGCATCGGGTGCTCCCGCGAGAAGTGCGTCAAAGGCACGCATCAGGGTTGAGGCGTCAATCTCGGTGCGCTCAGAGAGCGAGCGGACTGCGCCCAAGCCGATGGTGGCTGGGTAGGCTGGCTGGTTGCCGGTCAGGAGGCTGACTTCGTGCAGACGGATGTTCCGCAACTCACGCACGCCGTTCTCGTTGTAGGTATCGCCCTTATTTGGCACGGAGAAGCCGAAGGACATTCCCATCGCAGCACCGTCTCGGCGCAGCATTGCGGCGAGGTCGGAGGCGAAGGTCACCTCTGGGTTCAGGGAGACGCGCACCTTGAGGCCGCGATCATCCTCTTCAAGATTTAGCGTGCCGGTCTTGGTTGAACCGAGGAAATACTTAGCATCGTGATCCTGAAGCGCCTTGACTTCCCAATCGCCACGCTCGGCGGCAGCCACGCTCTTTGAGAACGCGCCTGGCTTGATGATCTCCCGCGTGCTCAGCCCTTCGGCTTCGGAGTTGAAGATAGCGGCATAGCCCGTAAAGGTGTGCCCATCGCCCTCAGCGCGGATCTCCGTTTGGAACTGTCGGTACTCAATCGCCATTTTCGGTTTCTCCTTACGCTCGGCGTTTTGGACGATGTTGTCCGCCCACCGCTTACCCGCGTCGCCGCCCCATAGCGCCCACGCGATCCTGCCAGCGGACGGATAGCCGTCTTCGCCGGTGTTGAATCCTTGACCTTGCTTGTCCACCTCGTGTCGTGCGAAGTAAGAGCGCATTCGCACCACCGTCTCAAACGGTAGGTTGCGCCCGTTGATGATGTCGCGTGCGCGAGCCACGCCCACGAGGGTGCCGCCGCGTCCGAACTCAGCGCGCCAATCTAGGCCGCGCTGCGCCTCTTCCTGCATCGCCTCTGTTGGCGTATAGCCGTTAGGGTTGATCGGAGCGCGCTCTTCATAATCGTCCTCGTCCTCGTCGTCATCATCGTCCTCGCGCGGCTGCCAAGCGTTGCAGTAATACGCGCCGCTGACATAATCGTCCCAGCGCTCGCACCACGCCTTGTCGCCCTGAATATCGTCTTCGTTGTAGAAGGCGCAGTTGCCGCAGGCGCGACCTTCAGGCACATCGTCGGCGAGTGCGGGTCGGTAGTTATCTGGCAGAGCGCGCTCGCCGCCAGGCTCAATGCCTTCAGCCTGCGAGATCGCGACCATCTGCGAGATGGCGTCCTCTTTGGTGGTGTGGCAGCCCATCACTTCGCCGTCCTGCTTGACGACTGCCCAGCCGCTGCACTGCTCACTGTCATCCGTGATGAAATATGGCATTACGGATCAACCTGAAAATCGTAGACATCTAGCACGGTGTCGGCAGCGTCAGAGATGGCATAGAGCACATCACCATTGCCGATCTTGAGCGTGGTGATCGCGCCTTTGGAAATCTCAAATCCCGTCGTGGTCGTGACGGCTGCCCCGCCAACCCAGATGTTCTTGTTCGCGCCAAGTTCCATCGTGATCTCGTGGATGTTCTTCGCAGTCGCGGTAGCGATTGCCGCCGCTGCCGTGCCGATGCTGTATTGCTGCGCTCGGAAGGTCATCTGATCACCTCAGGTTGAGCACGAGGAGATCTTCCTCGCGCTGGCGTTCTTCGTGTGTGCGGCCCCAGCCTCTGACCCGCAACTCTTTCGTGTGGCTCGCCGCCTTGATGCGCCCTGCGTAGCCCCACGCGGAGCGTGTAGCCCGACCCTCGGTCGTCAGCGGTGCGCTGATTGCGCGACCGGCGAATCCCTGAGCACCGCGAGCGGTGCCGCGAGAGAAGGAGTAGGCGAAGACCTCGCCCTTGAAGGCGATTGCCTGCGGCTTGAAGACTGGCACTGGGCGCTGTGCGTAGTAGCCTGGGCGCGATGCCGAGCCTGGCTTGGTGCCCTGCGCCGTGCCCGTGCTATCCGTGATGCCGTTGAGTGAGGCTGCAACATCCAGCACGCCGAGCACGCTGAACGCGCTCGTGGTGATGCCGGTGATGACGCCGAGATCGTTCTCGCGCCCCGTCGCCGAGCCTGCGCTCGTCGTGACCCCAGCGACGCTGCCGTCTGCCTCAGGCCCGAGTCCCCATTCGTATGCGTCCCAAATCGCGCCCTTCGTGGCGCTTGGTTGCCAACGGCCCGTCGCCATTGGTTAGGTCAGAGATTCGGTGATGTTCCCGCTGGCGAGCGTGTAGGTTCCCGTCGTGGCGTAGGTCTGTGAAGCATCAAGTGCGCGGCTGCCGTAGAAGGTGCCTGCGGTAGATGCCGACCAATAGCCGATGTGCGTGATCGTCGTGGAGCCTGGCACATCAAAGACAACCTCAGCGCTTGACGCTGCGGTGCCGCCTGAAGCCGCTGCCCACGATGCGCTCTCGCGCGTGTACGGCGAGCCTGTCACCTCTGCGGTGCCAGCCGTGCCTGGGTCAGCCGTGTGCAGGCTGAAGTGCGTGACATTGCTCGTGATCGTGCCTAGCATCGTGTTGCGTGTTGTTGGGGTAAGTGCCATCGGTCTACTCCTCTACGATTGCGGTGATATTGCCGCTCTCGTCGCGCTCTACTCGGCGCGTGCGCGCCTCAGGCGTCGGAACGGTGACATTTATGATTGGCTGGATGACCTCGCGCTTCTCGGTGTCATCCTCGGCTGCGTTCTGTTGCTGCACGGTCACTGGCGCTGCGCCGGTGTGCGCGACTTTGATTCCGACAAGGCGTGAGGCGTCGGCTGGAGAGAAGCCAGCCTGCACGAGTTTCGCTACGATGTCCACCTTCGTGGAGAGCATCGCGGTCTCAGCATCGGCTTCGTTGAGTGGCATTCGGTAGGAGTCGCCTGAGTCAATCGGCCCGAAGTCCTCAAACTTACGGATGTCGTTGACATTGAGCCAGCCTTCTTGCAGCCCGACGCGGTAGGTGTCGTAGCGATCCTTCGTTGTGCCTCGCAGGATGGAGTCCATTGAGAACTTGACGAAGGCGTCTGGCAGGAGGATCAGCGTGCTCAGCGGTCGCTCAATCATCTCCACGAGCGGTCGCAGCGTGTATTGCACGAACGCGAGGTTCTGTTGCTCCACGCTGTTGTAGGACATCGCGCCTGGCGTTGTGACCTGCAACAGATTTGGTGGGATGCGGAAGATGCGGGCGATTTCCTCAACCGTGAACTGGCGTGAGGCGAGGAGTTGCGCGTCCTCAGGTCGGAAGGTAAGTGCCTTGAAGGTCGCGCCGCCTGTGAGCACGCCTGGCGTGTGGATGTTCTGCCCGCTGTGATGGCGTGCCCAGCCCGCCTTCAGTTGCTCGCCCTGCTCTTTCGTTAGATCAGTTGGCACCTCAATGATGCCCGTTGGCGTGCTGCCGGTACGGAAGAAGTTGCTCGCGTAGTCCTCAAGCGTCAATCCGAGCGCGAGTGAGACACGGAGTTGATGGATCGGGTTGATGCCGCGAAGTTCGCCTGGCATCGCGATGAGCGGGATGTGCAGGATTGTCTCCTGCCCGTAGACCGCCGTCGGCTGGCTCTGCCCCTGATGGATCTTGTATTTGATCTCGCGACCTTCGCGGTAGATCTCCACGCGGCGCGGGTCAACGGCTCGCACCTCCAGCACTTCACCGCGCTCGTCGCGTGGGGCGTAGATGAAGGCGTTGCCGTCCGTGTAGAGAGACACCACGATTTCACTGATGAGTTGGTTGATGGTGTAGGTCGGCTCATCAGGGATTGGGGTGAGCATCCACGATGGCTTCGCGCCCGCTGGACGGTACGGTCGTCGGATGCCGTTGTCGCGGCGATAGGCGTCAAGCGGGAAGGATGAGACGACATCGGCAAGCAGTCGCACGCTGGCGTAGGCTGCCGTGAGTCCGAGCGCCGCCTTCTGATCAACCTCACGGTTGCCGAGGAAGGGAACCTTATCAAAGGCGAGCGGCGTAAGGTTTTGCAGCGTCAATGATCGCTGCTCGGATGAGGTGAAGACGCGACGCAGGATGCTCACTTAGTCCCTCCAGGTATAGCCAAGAGCGACAAGGACGGCACCCGCGGCAGCGATCAGGCTCAGCGGCTCAATGAGCCAGAGACCTGCGATGACGAGGACAATGCCCGACAACTCTAGGATGGTTGATTTCATAGGGTGATGAACTCCGCTGCTTTAGGTGCCGCTGGCGCTTGTGCGTGGTAGCGGGCACGATCATACGCCATCACCGCGCACACGGCGAGGTCAATCTTTCGCGGGGAGCCTCGGTGCTCCTTGACGATACGGGGGCCGAAGCGGTCAATCTTGACCGAGCAGTTGTCTAGGTGCCGGCTCATCGCCGCGTCTCCGTTGTGGCTCACGGTCTCCTGCGTGACCGCCTCGTAGAAGGCGGCACAGGCGGGCACCATTCGGGCTGGACTCTGCGGGTAGATGACCACCGGCAAGCCGTCGGTCTCCCACTTTTGCAGCGTTCTTGCCCATCGGTACGGGTCGGCGCTGATCTCGCGCACTTGGTATTTCTTGCAGAGGTCGTACATTCGCGCTTCAACCTCGTCCATTGGCACCTGCCAATGCGGGTCGTCCATCGGGCGCTCCCAAAGGGCGAGGGGCTGGATGAAGCCATCCTTCGTGCAGCCGACCATCGCCGTGCAGTCGCCGCTGAACGAGCCGTCAAAGCCGATGACGATCTCCTCGCCATCAAGGATCTGGCGCTCGCCTGCGAGCCGATCCCACGCGCCGCCTGGTAGCCAGCCGGTCGCCGCCGTGACCCACTGGTTCATTCGCTTAGTTCTGAACTCTGCCTCTGGGATGCTCAGCACCGCCGACTCAAAGTCAGACGGATGGAGGAAGTCGCCAAAGGCGGGGTTGGCTTCGGCCCAGACCTTCGGGTCAAGGTGATCCGCTCCGTCAGGAGCGCCGTGCCAACGGAAGAAGAAGGAGGGGTCGGAGATCTCGCCTGCCTTGAGTCGCATCCCGTATTGCCAAAGTTTGAAGCATACGGTGTCTTGCCCACGGCTATCCGTGCGGCTGCCAGCGGTCGTGATGCCGACGATGAGCGGCTGCTTTCGTGTACCAGAGCCGAGGTTCATCGTGTTCCAAAGCCTGTCGTCAGGCTGGATGTGCACCTCGTCAAAGACTACCGTGCTCGGGTTGAGACCCTCGGCGCGGGAGGCGTCGGCTGAGAGGACGCGGAAGACGGAGCCGGTGGACGGCATCTCAATCACATCGCGCATCACGCGAAGGCGCTGCGAGAGGATCGGATCTAGTTCTACCATCCGAGCGGCCTCGCGGAAGACGATCCGCGCCTGGGCGCGGTCGCCTGCGACGGCATAGACCTCGGCTCCGACCTCATCCACGACAAGGCCGAAGAGGGCGATGCCAGCCCCGAGGAGTGACTTGGAGTTCTTACGCGGCAGCCCGATGAGGGCGCGGCGGTGTTTGCGTAGCCCGTTCTCGTCTAGTTCGTAGAGGTCGTTGAGGATCTGTTTCTGCCACGGGCGCAGGGTGATCTGCTTACCAGCCTCGTCGCCTTTGGTCAGTCGGCAGAAGTTCTCAATGAAGTCCGAGACCTGATCGCCCTGACTATTTGGCTTTGCGGGCCGCCGAGATGAGGGCGTCAAGTTTGGCTGCCGCCGAGTTCGCTTGGGCATCTAGGTCTCCTGTCAGGCCGCTTCTCGCAGCCGGTGTGAGGCCCAGTTTTCCAGCGAGTTGGAGCATCAGCGTCGCGTTGTCGCGGACGATCTGATGTAAAGGATTCTTTACCAACTCGCCAGCCTGTCCCCGCGTGAGCGGGCCAGTCTCAGCATAGAGCCGGTCAGCCTCCCGATAGCGCACCGCTGCCTCGCAATAGAGGCGGAGCGTGTGCAGGTCTGCGGCAGTCAACATTCCCGTATGGGCGACCGCCTCAACCACCTCATTCCAAACTTGGCGGGCCTCCGCGTTCAGTTCGGCTGGAGGGCTGAAGTCTGTGCGAGCCGGAAGTGGCTCGGAATAGTTGACTCGGCTAGGGCGCGTTTCACCGCGCAGCAACTTCAACCGAGTCGGCTGAGGTGCTGGCCCACGCTGTCCCATCGTCAACTCCGATCTGTTTTTGCTACTAATCCAAAGCCTAAAACTCGCCCTCGCACGCGCAGGCT